ACATCGTTAATGTTTTCGGACTGTTACCACAAATGAGATTTTCATAAACAATCCATTTGATAGCATTTTCTATATTTTCTTCTTCAATTTCGCCAGTTAAAAAATGGACATGACTATTAAGTAATCCAAGACCAATTTTCTCTAATGCACTTACATCTAAATCAAAATCTTTTTTATTCGTCATCTTTATTATGCCAATCATAAGCTGTTTTTAATATAGACATTATATCATGCTTAGGATGGTAATTCAAGACTTCTGTGGCAAGATTAATATCGGCAACTAAACTGTCGGCATCTCCAGGTCTTCTTGGTGTTACGGTATAATTAACTTTCTTGCCCGTAACTTCTTCTAGTTTAGAAATTATTTGTAAAATAGAAAGACCTTGGCCTGTGCCTAAATTCAAAGTGATGGATTTACCACCATTGAGTAAATATTCAGATGCCTCATTGTGAGCACCTGCAATATCGGTAACATGAACATAATCCCTAACACAAGTTCCATCTGGTGTATTGTAGTCATCACCATTTATCTGAAAGTTATTTAGATTTTGTATCAACCGAGGAATCAAGTGTGTTTCAGGTTCGTGTGATTCACCAAACTCACCTTCAGGATCGGCACCAGTCAAATTAAAATAACGAGAAATGACATAATTCAAACCTGATGCTTTAATTGCGGCCTCGGCACAGAGTTTAGAATTACCATAAGGTGAATTATCAAATTTTGGATCATCTTCTTTAAGTGGTATATTTGATGCCTGATAAACGGCTGCGGTTGATGAAAACACAATATTCTTCACACCATGTTTGACCATTGCATTAATAACATTACAAGTACCGCCTGTATTTACAGAATAGAATTCAGTTGGTTCCTTAAATGAAACACCGGCTTCAATACGAGCAGCAAGGTGAAATACAACATCAAATTGTATGCGAGAAAATAAATCATCAACATCATCTATATTACGAACATCCGCATAATGCATAACATCAAGGTATTGATTCATTGTGTGTCGTTTGTGTCCTAGACCAACAACTTTCCATCCAGATTTTTTAAGTGATTTAGCTAAATGCGAGCCAAGGTAGCCCGCAGCGCCTGTAATAAGTGCAGTTTTCATATTAAGTGATTATTGATATACCAGGTCCAACAGAAATGAATTGTTGTCCTGTTTGCCAAGGAAAGACTCCTTGGTATTTTTCAGAATTGATTTTGTTACCTTCAATAAAGAATTCTTCGTTTACTGAATTATCATTTCCATCAAGTCTGTAATTTGAAGTATATTCATTCGTGCAATCGTATCTATTAAAATACTTTTTTATTGCTTCAAAGAATTTTCTATCTGCGCCCCATTTACCGTACCAATGATGCCCAACGTGAATAGCAACATCACGGCGTACGGCAAAACATGATGTATCAATGTGGTATACTTCAGGATTAAAGTATACAGGCCATCTTCCAAGACTTTCACAATTGTCCTCACATATAAATTTTCCATTTTTATCAACTACCTTTCTAAGTGAATAAACCCAATTATTACCTTCTTGTATTTTCTTAACAACTGATTCAACATGATTAGGGTCTAAAAAGTTATCCTCATCAAGGTAACAAATAACATCTGCATTAACTAGAAATGAACAGGCCGCATATACACGGTGTCCATACCAGTCTTTGCCGACATTCTCTTCCAGTTCAATCATTCTGGTCTTAGATGAACCCACAAGAATTTCTCTTGCCTTTGGTTCATATTGACAACCATCAATAAAAATATAATGGGTCAAGTCTTTATAAGTTTGTTTATCAACCGAATCAATGCATTGCGCTAAATGTTCGGATGCAATAGTGGGAGTTACAACAGCTACTTTCATGGTATATTAATATCAGGATATGCTTCTTTAATAATTCTTGGTGTAAGATATTTCACATCAAGGTCTTTTTTCGTAATCGCTTTAACTAATAGTTCAGCTTCATCTTTATGGAGAGATTCTAAGGTTGATGTTAGTAAAGATTTTTTCTTTTTCTCATCAAGAACCGCACCTTCAAGTTTTGGATGACCTAGTATGAACCGATACAATTTCGGTACTTCAATATCCAAATATGTATAATTTAATCCTGCAGGTTCAATCGCAGGACGATATGTAGGTATTTCTACCTCAAATTTGATATCGGGATTATATACCATTGCAAGAAAATTTCTAAATCTTGGATGGTCATTTTTTCGCAACACGGCAATTTTATCTGACCTTGTAGGTGCAGTATCAAACTCTGCCAAAATTTCGGAGTATAATTTAGCTTCCATTAGAATTCATCAATCACTTCAATTAAGTTTTTAAGACGGTTCGCAATCATGTAATTCATAAACTCTTGTCTAGTCTTACCTTTTGCGGTCTCATATGTATCTAGTATAGATGTTTTGAGTGTTTCAGGTATTTTTGTAAGGTCTATCAACATTTCGTTACGTTTGAAATTACGCAACATTTCATCGGTACAAAATTCTTCTGGTGACTGGTTCATCCAATTAATAATCTTTGCTTCAGTAATAGGTTTTTGTCTAACACCCTCAACAAAGGTATCATCTTTACTTAGAATGTTTGGAATGCCGTCACTCTTATCACCACGAATAATTAACTGTTTTAATTGAGCCGCAGGTAAAGGTTCTTTGATGTTCTTTTTAAGAATAGGAGAATACTGTTCAACATTAGGAAACTTTTGCAATTGTGCAAAGTCTTTATCAGAGGATAGAATCATTACCTTTTGAGTAGAAGAATACTTCATTGCCAAAACAGCAATGATATCATCTGCTTCACAAGTATCAACATCAATTACTTTATATGGAGAACTGTCTTTTAATTCTTGTTTGATTTTACCCAAACAATCAAAGATAGAAGACCAATCGTGACCAGAAGAATCACGAGCCTTCTTACGACCCGCTTTGTAATGCGGAAAAATATCACGGCGCCAGTAGTGTCGATTATCGCAAGCAATAATGACCTCTGGTCCATGAGAGTCTTTGTATTTCTTCACATAGGTACGAATGGTATTCAGAATCATATGGCGAACCAATGTTTCATCAACCGATACCTTGGAAGAACCGATTTGTTCCATCAGATTAGAGATGGCAACTTGATTGTAGTCGAAAATTATCATAGTGTAGTCATTATATAACAAACACCACCTCTAGTGAGGCAATGTTGTTACTTAAAAGGCCAATTGGGCAATCCCGTAATTGGGTCGGTTGTAAATTTTCCTTCCCATGGTTTGAAATACAATTCATAAAGACCTTCTAAAATCTTCATAACATCATTTTCATCCATGACATTACTATCATCCAATCTGTCTTCAAGTGGAAGAATATCCCATGTATCTTCAACCACATCATGCCAAGCATAGATACAGACCTCTTCTGCCGGTCGATGTTGAATCATCGAACCAAAAGTGAAACTGTATACATCATGCGGAGGAAAAATAAAATCTTCAACTAAGGCATCCTTATGAATGAAGATGGCAAATGATTCCATATTCTTATTGCCACCTTCTGTATAACGATATTCACCGTTTTCATCTTCATCTTCTAGGTCACCATAACCATCAAAGATAATTTTTACTTCGGGAATACTTGAAACATCTTCACCAATATCCGACCCTTCATCAGAATCGTGATATATGGCATTTAGATGATGTTGCAATAATTCTTCATATCGAGAATAATCATAATCCATTTATATCTCCACAGTTTTTAATTCAAACTTATCGGCTCTATCTTCGTATTTAATGTAACCTCTTGGATTACAAACAACACGGGTAGAACCAAGCATGTAGTCAAAATCTTCATGTGTGTGTCCATGAGTCCACAATTTAATTTGTGGATGGTCAATAATGAATTCATCTAATGATGAACTATAAGCACCATTCATTAGTGTATCGTGTTTATAACGAGGGTGAGTAGACAAACGACTTGGTGCATGGTGTCCCACAACAACAAACTTTTGGTCAAACTTACCTTCAATCACAGTCTGAATGTAATCAACCATTTTTCGATGGTCAACAACCGCATCTTCTGGTGAGAATGTAGAAACTTCTTGTTTCTTCTTTTCACCAATTTTGATATAAAAACCGGCTTCATTCTGTGAATACTTACCACCGTTTAGACCATCTTCTGTCCAATCAGGATTCAATTCATAGATTGGAACTGTACGAGTAACCATACGGACACCATTCTTCACACATTGAAAGTCATTCATTCTACGGCTGACATGAAACATTGTCAATGAATCTTCTTTGTTCATATCAGTCCACAATGTACCACCAACAAAAGTTACATCATCAATCTTTTTAGTTTCTTTATCAAGCAAATAAACATTACTCAACATGTTAGATTCTAACAAAGATTTTAATTTGTTTCCGCTTGTAGCAAAGTCACCATGATAGTGTTCATGGTTACCCATAATAAAAATCACATGCGGAAACTGGAAAGAACAACGCTTGAAGAAATCGGTAATACGATTACTTTTTGCACCTTCCATAAAATTGTTTGAGTCTGGTTTGCCAATATCAGAGGCCACGCAAATATCTCCACCGAGTATTAATACATCGGCGTTATCGGTGTTCTGTAAATTAATATCACCAAATTCTAGGTGAAGGTCAGAACAAATTGCAATTCTCATT